GCTACGGTGTGGTGTATGTGATAACAATCTTTTGCTGACAGGCGGTTGTAAAAAAACAATATAGTTGTAATAATAATGACAGGGAGGCATCTATGCAATGCAAAGTTTGCGCTAGCGGAAAAATGAATCAACCCGATGGCAAAATGTACCGCGTGTGTGATGTGTGTATGGCTGCCGAAATTGTCTATGTGCCGCAAGCACACCAGAAAGCGTTTCATCAAGACCCACACACATTCAAAGCGATTTTTGGTGCATACGGTTCGGGAAAAACGACCACGGCGGTGTTGGAGTTGATACGCCACGCACTCAGTGTTCCCAACGGCCTATCGGCAATGCTGGCTCCAACGATGCAAATGCTAAAGGAAACCTCCTACCTAGAACTGAATAAGTTTCTTCCTCATACGCATATCTTATCGGAATCGAAAACAAGGGGTAGTGAATCCATAACGCTCAAGAACGGGCATAAGATTTTACTACTACCAAGTAACGATGCGGATAAGATACGAAGTCTAAACTTATCAGCGTTCTATTTAGAAGAAGCCAGTAACGCGAAGTACGATGTGTTTTTGGAACTGACAGCCAGAACCAGAAACAAGGCAGCCATTACTTATGCCAAAAAACCGGATGGCACTGTTGAAACGGTGTACGATGAGAAGGCAAAAGTCTACAGGCCGAAAATAAAAAAATCGCGTTTACTCGGTATTGTTTGTAGTAACCCGGATGTGGGATGGATACGAAGTGAGGTGTTGTTAAAATCCGATAAGGTATTTAGCAATCAGAAGTATCCAAGGATGGACGACTACAACCCGTTCCTATCCACACACTTGCACTCGAGTTACCAGAACAAATATCTTGACCCCGATTTCCAAATTCGTATTGGTAGGGGGAAACCCGATTGGTGGGTTAAAAGGTATATCTATGGGTCCTTTGATTATTCAGAGGGTATGGTGTACCCACAAATAGGTGATAACATTGTCGACCCGTTTGTCATACCAGCCAATTGGAAACGAATGTTTGCAGTCGACTTTGGATTGCGTGACCCAACGGTAATGTTGGCTGGCGCGATTGACCCAGAAGACGGCATCCTATACATCTACGATGAACACTACGAGTCAGAGAAACCCGTAAGTTACCACAGCACAAAAATGAAAGCCATACTATCTCGCGTCCCTCCGGGACTGATGTACGGACAAGTCATTGCAGACCCTGCTGGTGACAAGCGTGGCGGAACCACAATGCGAAGTTATTTTAACCACTACGCCGAGTATGGGTTATGGTTTAAGAAAGGTAACAACCAGCTTGAGCCAGGCATTATGAAAGTGTATACCTACTTTAGTTTACACAAGCTCAAGATAATGTCGAACTGTGTCAATACAATTAAAGAAGCACGCGCATATAAATATAGAGAGAACAGTATCGACCAAACAAAGAACCGTGGCGAGAAACCAATCGATGCAAACAACCACGCAATGGATGCACTAAGATATATGATTATGGAACTACCAGATGACCCAGACAATATGGTAGCTGCGGTGTATGAAGGGAACAGCAACGCGAATTGGAATAGCAAGCGTGGATTCCAATGGCCAAAGGCACTACAAGATGAAACGGAGGAAGTACCAGATGGGTGGTACACAGATTTTTAATGAAAGAGAAGATGAAAAAATTTTTCGCGATGCTCGCGAAATGGACTGGGTTTAAATGGGCAATAGATTTTCTTAAGAAGTATGGTATCGATGCACTACTTGCATTACTGATATTTAACTTCCCAATGTATGCCGTTGCATTTATCGATGACCCAGCGTTCCAATCCTTTGCACTAGGATGGACAGCATTTTGGTGGGGACTAGGCGCTCTCACACCAGGATGGTTAGTAACAATCTTATTAGCTTTATTTATTAGATGGTTACGCGGTTGGTTCAAACAAGCATACCTAGATGTCAAAGAAGCATTTAGAAAACTACAACTACAAAACCAACTATCTGTATACTTGACATCAGAAGAGATTGATATGATACTCGAGATGGCGAAGAAGGTAGAAGCAGAGAGTGAAGTGAAGCGTAAGAAGTTTAGAGCCAAGTTAAGAAAAGAGAGACTACAAATGATAGACGACCAATGGACGAAGGAGGTCAATAATGGCGGACAGTAGATTAAAAGCGGCAGGCGTATCCGGTTATAATAAACCAAAGCGTACACCTGGCCACCCAAAGAAGTCACATATTGTTGTGGCTAAAAGTGGAGAACAAGTCAAAACCATCAGGTTTGGACAACAAGGTGTAAGCACCGCAGGTAAAAAGATGGACAAGAAGTCCAAAGCAAGAAGAAAGTCTTTCAAGGCAAGACACGGTAAAAATATTGCGAAAGGAAAAATGTCAGCAGCATACTGGGCTGACAAGGTGAAGTGGTAATGAAAAAAGGTTATCATAAAACAAAAGACGGTCGTATGGCTAAGAAAGGTTTATACTATAATATAAACCAAAAGAAAAAAAGAGGCGAGAAACCTAGAAAAGTAGGAAGCAAAGGCGCACCAACTAAAAAAGATTTCTACGAATCAGCAAAAACTGCGTACAAAAAATAAGGGGAAAGTATGAAAACAATGAATGGAGACCTAGCAGTTAGTATTTTATTAGCTGCACAGAAGACGAAACAAGCGGTATACCTCAAACGAGGCTTTATACAAGTCGACGCAAAGTCGATACTAGGGGTAATGTCACTGGTAGATATAGATAATATCGATGTGATAACAAATGATATGGATGTTATGGATGAAATCTATAGCATTTTAGAGGAGGCATAATATGTATGAACAACTTTTTTATTGGCTTTCTTTTTGTTTTATATTTTTATTCGGTTTTCTTCTTGGCGGGCTCGTTGCTGCTCGTTTTAAAATCTATCTTAAAGTTTCTAAAAGAGAAGATTACGAAGCAAAAATAAAACAATTGGAAGAAATGATAGAAACAATGAACAAACCAATGGAAGAACCGGCAAATTACAAGCCAGGAGAGCTATTTCCACCAGGAATGGCACCTGAATTTGGACTTCCAAGGAAGATTAGCAAGTAGGAGGCTACAAAATGCAAGATTATTTTAGCAAAATGCAAGGAATGAAGGGTAAATCAGCACCACAACCAACACAAGGACCGATGCCAGGGCCTATGCCTGGTCCAATGCCTGGTCCTATGCCACAACAAGACACAATGAACAGAGGTTCAGGGCTAGATTTGTCAAAAGCAACAGGACCAGAACAACAAGGTAAGATAAAAGAAGGCGCAATAGTTGCAAAAATTCAAGCATCTCTGCAAAAAATGGGTTATTATGACTTGCCTGAGAACGAAGGTAAAGGAGCAGAGATAATGAAAGAGGTTCAGTTGGTTGCAGACGCAATTATAAACAATAAACCTGAAGTTTTGAAGCAAAGTAAAATATATAAATATATTACAGCTCTTGGTGGACAGCGCGAAGCAATGAAAGAACCAGAAAGCACGCGCGGAGGTGATATTGATGGCATACAAAGATAATATAAATGACATATGGCAGAGAGCTAGTGAGGCAATACAATATAGACGCAATAAGAAAGACAACTTATGGAAAGAACTTGACTCATTTGACCGTGGCGAAGAGTGGACCATCAAAGGCGGTATGCCAAGCTGGATACCAAAACCACAAAGTAACTATGTAAACAAAGTTAAGAAGTTTAAGACAGGTAACTTGATGCTCGACGACTATCTCGGCGAGTTGATACCGTTAGCACCAGAGAATGAACCACAAATATGGATGTTGCAACGCTTTTATGAACAGTTATTTGATAAACTTAATATGAAAAAGCACATTGCAAAGGTTATTCGTACTTCCAGATTGTTAGGGACTGGCATTTTGTATGTCGGATGGGATGAAAACTACATTGGCGGTACAAGAGGGCACCTATACCAAGGTGAAATATTAGTTCAAGAAATCGAACCCTCTACATTCTTTGTTGACCCGAAGGCATTTACACTCGAAGAAGCTTTATACTGCGGAACTTTTGTCCGTACGACTAAAGAACACATAATGATGGACCCTTCAATCGACAAAGAAAAGAAAAAGGAGTTTGAAGAACGAAGAAGCTTTGCAGGCAACGCCATAATGGGACAAGAAGACCGTGGTGAAATTTATAACAACAGAGATTATAGCTCATATCAAGAAGATGTGGTAGATTTAATTACATATTATGAGAAAAAACCAAATGAAGACGGCGTTGGTTACACAATTTGTGTAAAATACATTGCAGATGGTGTAATGATTAAAGAAATCGAAGAAATACAACCAAATGTCTTTCCATTTATTATGTTAAGACAATATGAACAGCGTCAAGACTTCTGGGGTATCAGTGATGCACAATTGATACTACCAAATGTCAAAATGTTAAACAAAATACAATCAATCATAGGTACATTAGCAACATTGTACCAGAATCCACAGAAGATTGTGTATGAAGGTAGTGGTATTGACCCAAGAATTATAAGTAAGTATGGTAATGCGTTCGGACTTGTGTTCTTATCCAAGTATCCAGACCTAGCAAATGTTATCCGTAATGTCGATGTAGCTGATATACCGATGACACTGATGAATTATATGGAATATCTCAAAAAAGAGATTGATGATTTTACAGGTATGACTGACTTTAACACAGGAGCGAGTTCAGGTAGTATCCAAACAAGTGGTGGTGTCAACTCAATGATACAGCGTTCACTTGTTGTCTTCCAAGACGAGATGGTATTGTTTGAACACTTTATAGAAAAAGTAAGTTATGCGTTGTTACAAAACGCAATACAATATTACACTGATGATAGATTGATGCGTATGCGTGACCCAAATCCAAACAATGACTTTGAGTATGAGTATGTTCCATTTAGAGCAGAGGAGTTCGTTGACCTCGCGTGGGACTTCAACATAGATATACAAGCTAAAATGCAAAACAACGAAGAAACAAAACGCGAAACAATGCGTATGTTGTCTGAGTGGCAACTACAATACGCACCTGGTATTGAGTTAGTTCGACCAGAAGATATTGTCAAAGCGTTTAACCCAGATAATAGAGATGTCATTCTTGCTCGTATCGAAAAAGATAGACAAGATAAATCTATTGAAAAAGCATCACAGATTACACAACAGGTAATGCAAGCAATGCAGGCGGGGTATGACCCTCAAATGATTGCGGAGATGGTTTTCCAGACTATGAATCCTGAACAAGCTGAAGGTCAAGAAGACGGATTAGGCAATGTTCAGAGACGACAAGAAGGAACACCACAGTAGTTAGTTGTAAAAAAGGGCAGAACTTGTAATAAAAAGTATGAGAGGGTTCAGCGTCCAAGCTGGATAATGTTAGTGTATAGCGCCTTTTCAACCTTTTGGCATCGTCGCCCAAAAGAATCTCAAGACGGAGGAGAGAGAAAATGCAAGAAAAACAAGGTTTTAACATCGATAGTATAGTCGATGAACTCGACAAAGAGTTTGCTTCTGAAGCAGAGTCAGAAGACAGTCCTGTAGAACAGGTCGAAGAAGAGCCGGTGGAAGAAGAGGCCGAGCAAGAAATAGACGAAGAGCTTGATGACGAGGAAGAAGAAGAGGACGAAGAAGTCGAGGAAGAAGCGGAAGAAGATGAAGAAGTAGACGAAGAACTTCACCGCAGAAATGAAGCGTTTAAGCGATTACGCGAAGAGCGCGACCAGTATGCAGAAACCGATAAATTTTTAGAGGAGATTGCAGCTGAATATGGTTTGAGCAAAGAACAGCTCATCAACAATTGGAGAAACGAAGCGGCAAGAAAGCGCGCAAAATCTCAGGGTATTACCCCTGCACAGTTTGCCAGACAGCAAGAGCTTGAACAAAAAGTTCAAGAGTTAGAATTACAAAATCGTAAAGAGATATTTAATGTAAGAACTCAAGCACTTGTTGATAAATACGAACTTTCCGAAGATGATGTAGATGATATGTTTGCACAAGCTAACGAAATGGGTATCGATATAACCGAAAACCCAGACCTATTAGAATTTGTGTATAAGGCGACAAATTACGATAGTGCCCTTGAGCGAGGCAGACAACAACAGCTTAAAACATCTAAGAAGCGTTCAAAAACAGCAGCCGGTAGAACAGGCACTCGTGGTAGACCCACAGAAGAGTCTGACAACTGGGATAATGAAATTGAAAACATACTTAGAGAGCAACGCCTTATAAAATAAAAAACTATAAGGAGAATATAAAATGGCAGTATTAGGTGGAAGCCCAGCTTCAGCTGTACAATATGGTGGTGCAAACCAATCTGGTTCTTATGTAATTAAACCAGACGCATATTACGACAGACTGTTGCTCAAAATGTTGCGTCAATTAGAGTTCCATTACTCAAAATACGCAATCGAAAAATCGTTACCAAAGAACTTTGGTGACACAATTAACTGGAGAAGATTCAACAAACTAGATGTTACTAAGAGAGCTCTAGTAGAAGGAGAAACTCCTTCAGGACAAACAGTATCAGGAGAAAGCATTACAGCAGTTATTGCACAATACGGTAATGTAATGTACTTCACTGACATTGTAGAATTACAACAATTAGACAAAATTAAGCAAGAATACACAGTGGAATTAGGTTTCCAAGCGAAAGAATCATTAGATGAAATCGTTCGTGATGTATTGATTGCTGAAGGTTCAGCATACTTTGCAGGTGGAGCTGCTAGCTTAGACGCACTTGTTCAATTAAGTGCAGCTAACGAAAACCCTGCAATTGACGATTTCCGTAAAATCGTATTAGCAATGAAAAAAGCTTTCATTGGTGGAAACAGAAAAGCTGGTGGAAAATATGTAGCATTAGTATCACCAGATGTTATGGCTCAATTATTTGAAGACACTAAAGTTCAAAACTTTATGAACTTTGGTAGAACAAATGCAATGTTTACTGATGGTATGATAGTAGACTTATTTGGAATCCGTTTTGAAGAAGTATTAAACGCTCCAATATTCTCACACTCAACAGTTGACGGTGGTGTAACACACACTTCAAGTGTACACATCTCAACAATTATTGGTGAAGAAGCATATGCAATTACTAAATTAGAAGGCGCTGGCTTAAGAGTTATCTCTAAAGGATTAGGTTCTGCTGGTGTTGAAGACCCACTAGACCAAAGACAATCAATTGGTTGGAAAATCACTGGTTTCGGTGCTAAGGTTATTAACCCAGAAGCAATTGTAAACTACTTCTCAGCTCCTCAGTTCGAAACTTCAGTTTCTGACTTTGCAGATTCACCTCGTGAATACACTATAACTTTCGCACCAGTTTCATCAGCTCCAGGAGAGTTCCAACTTGGTAGAAGCGAAGTTAAATTAGCTGTTGGCGAAGGATACACTTATGGTGACGCGATTGCATTAGCAGGCGTTGCAGCTCCAGGAACAATTCAGTACTGGTTAGCAGCAGACGGAACAAGTGCAGTAAATAAAGCATCTGCATTAAGTGCTGACGATACTATCTACATCAAAGTTGTATAATTAAATTAAACTAATAAAGGAGGTCATTTATGGCGAAAAAGAACATAAATACGACTGCTACCCTAAAGCAGTCAACAAAAAAAGAGTCTGAGTTACAAAAAGACTTACAAGAAGCAAATGCGAAAATGAAAGGTAGCAAGATGGTAGAAGTACTTGTACCAGAAGCTTACCGTGCTGCATTTGGAGACCCTTTGAAATTTTCAGTCAACGGTATTCCAGTGGCAATACCAATTGGCAAAAAAATGCAAGTCCCCGAAGCACACGCATTACACGCACAACGCTTGATGAAAGGTGCTGTACTTAGTAAAGCACAAAAAAGACTCACACCCGAAGAAATCTTTAACGATTAGATGGGTAACGGGGAATCCTGTTAATCGGGGTTCCCCTATTTTTACGAACAGGAGGTAAAACCTATGGACATAGCAACACTAACTACATATGTAAACCAAGATGTTGATGACACTTTTACTGCTGAACAAATTGTACTTTGGTTCAATAGAGGTATTGCGCAATATAACCTAATACCTCCGCTAACTACATACAAATCAGTAAATTCTAGAAATAGAATCGAGGGTGATGCAGAAACTGACTATTTCTTAAATGATGACTATTATAGTTTTTCTGATAGTTTTATGTTAGGTGTAATGTTGCCATATCTTGTATCAGGTGTTAAACTACAAGAATCCTCTATACAAGAACGACAAGTAGCATTACAAGAATTTTTACAAAATGCTAGAATGTGGAAAGCAAGTACAAATGTTCCACACGCAGAATTATTAAATCAACAAAACAGTGATATTGGTATTTTTCAACTCGGAGAAAATGTGTATTTGTCTGATATGACACGCTCACCTGTTGCTGGTATATGGCAAAAACAAACTGTCTATGCAGAAGTTGCAACAGCTGTTGATGTTACTTTTTACCAAAATGCAAACTTAGAAGGTAAAGTAACTGTTAGAAAACCAGTTGGTGTATTCTTATCATCATTTACAACAGAAGGCGGTATTACAGGCACAATTTATACAGACGCTAGTAAAACAACATCTGTTCCACTAACCACCATTATTACAGAGAACAAGGTGTTCTATTATGGCTAGACAGTATTTTAATGTTAACACAGCAACTAAACTTATCGATACTCATAAACAGTTTAACGGTGGTTTGAAAACTGTAGATACAGATGATGCGTTAAAAGATTTTTATTTAAGACAAGCAGAAAATGTATCCATATCTGAGTTTGGTTTTTTAGAAAAAAGATACGGTTTAGCAGAAAAAGAAAAGTTAATAAGTCACGGTGGTAGTATTGACCTTACTGCAGGAAACTCAAACGCTCGTGTTCAAGGTCATTACAAGTTTAAATATGGCACCTCTACAGATGAAATACTTGCTGTTGGTGGTAAAATATATATAAAAGAACACGGGCAAACTAGTTTTACAGTATTTGCCGGTCCGAATCAAACAGGTTTTGAGAAAATTACAGGATTAAGTTATCCTACAGACACAACTATTGAACAATCTCGTGCCAATGCTGAGTTTCAAGCAACACGCGATGTTGGTATGGCAAGAATAAAAAATAATCTTTATATCTTTACAGGAACTTACCCACTGATATATTCAAGACACAATATATCAACAGGAGCAGCATTAAGTAACGGAACTGTTTACGCAATGCCTTACTTTATTCCATCTTGGAACGAAATAGCAGGTCTTAATAACGGTGTTAACTTACTTTTAGGTGAAGATTACGATGAAGTATATGGTTATGATGATTTAGAACTTCTTGAATCAGATACAACTTATATCTCAAATAATACACTTAATAAAATTTTGTTTCAACCACGACTCAACACAATACAAACTAGACACGCACCGTTAATACCAAGTGCTAATCATACAACAACATTTGAAGGTGTTCCTGCACAACTTAAATTAGAAGCATCAATTAACCTTGTAGCACACTCAGATTATTATAAAAAATTTAGTTCGTTTTCACATCAAGCAGGTTATCTTACTTATCAAGAAGAAGATTTTGATGTTACAAAGTTTTATATAGAGTCAAACTCTGACCCAGACGGTGTAGATTGTACATCTGCAGGTGTTGGTTCTAGAGTGTTTTGGGATACTGGAAATACTGACTCAAATAACAATCCAATCCTTGAGTATTATGTTTGCTCTGTAGATGCAAATGTTGATACAAACACAAGTACGACAAATCAAAATTACCAGATTATTCCTACAACTATTCAATACCGTACATCAGGACAAAATGATGATGCTTGGGAAGATATTCCTGAAGGCAATATAGTAGACAAAAGAATTTACTCTAATGCAGATAATACTTCTGATTTTAGTAATAAACCAAGTCAAATTGCAGATAACCCTGATATTACAACTGTTGGATTTTCATTTGAAACTTTTAACACAGCACCAACAACAGAACAAACATTAAATCCATTACATATTGTTCTTGACGGACTTTCTGTCGGTAATTACGATTTTAAAGTAGTTTGGACTTATGAAAGACAATATATGGATACTAGCAATACTGGTAAAGTTGATATTTTAAAGACATTTACTACAGAATATACTAACATACAAATAACACCAGCAAAACTAAGTATAACTGATTTAGGTTTCAAAGAAGACGGTTTAATTACTTGCAATCAGGTAAGAGAACGAGACGGTCGCTTGTGTGCTTGGGGTTCAACCTCAATGCCAGAATATGTTTTCTTTGGACACAACGAATACTATAACTGGTTTCCAGGTGGCTATAGTTTAAAATTTGACACAAACGAAGACGAACCAATTAAGTCTGTTGTTCCGTTTATGAATGTACTTATTGTACAAACCGAAACAAAAACATTTGGAATTAAAGGTGATACACCGCAATTAGATTTAGAAAATCCTAATATTGGAACAACATTATATCAAAAATTTGATATTAGTCCGATATATGGAACGATTGCACCTAAAAGTGTACGACCTGTACGAAATAGATTGTATTTCCTATCTCGAGAGGGTATTGTAGAATTGACAAATTTAGCGTTTGCATTTGACGAGAAGTACAATGTAAATGAGTTAGATAGAAACATTAAGAACATTGTACCCCGTGATGTAGAAGCAGTCGCTATACAACACGATTACCAATACTGGATTAACTTTCCTTCGACAGGCGAAACATTAAGATATTATGTAGATAAAAAAGCGTGGGTAAAAGATACTTACGGTAAAGATGAAAACTCAAGTTATGCAGCTAATACATTTGACTTTGACGGTGTGTTTAAATACTATTCAGAGGACGGCGTATTATCGTTTATAAGTAATGTGACCGAGTTAGATACAGGCGACTCACCTGTTAAGTCAGTTTATGAAATAGTTATTGATAAAACTTTACCAAGTGACTTTACAAAAGCTATTAAATCATCATTTGAAACAGCAAATCTAAATCAAGGGTATCCGTTTCATCAGAAAAAGTATATGGAAAACAGATTAGATTTTACTTTACAAAACGAATATAACACTTCAAAAGATGAAATTGCATTTACAACACCTGGACCATCTAACGGTGTGTCAACATTAAGTTTTACAAACAAATTATTAAAAGGACATAGTTATCAGCTTGGTTTTGAAGAAAATGCAACAATAACAAATGTACAATATCAACTAGATGGCGGTAGTGCAACAAATACAACTTTTAGTTATATTGGCACACTAAACGCAGGAACAGACGATGAACAAATTGTAAACGCATTATACTTTGATGTTCCTTATAAAGATTTTGATACTATTAACATTTTAATTACACATTCAAGTACTATTGACTTTGATGCAGCAGCGTTGACAGATAATACTTTTGACCACACTTTAAATTTTAACACATTTTCATTGTCAGAAGAAGGCACATTGAACTTAGATAATGTTGGTTATGATGCAAGCGAAGCTATTGTAAAAATTAACCTAGGTACAGTTTTTGGACCTAACGAAACTTGGAAGTTTGATGCGTCAGAGTTTGATAATAGGATTACTGCAGTTGAAACAGTTAAGTTATCAGGACGAGGTTATAATTATAAATTATTTATAACAGATAGAAGTAGAGCTAAGTGGACAATAGAAAATATTGGTATTACATTTAAATTTAAGAGAGCGAGGAGCAGCTAATGGCAATAAACAGAGCATCATTTAAAAGCTGGGTAAGCGGGCAAACATTTACTGCTCGAGCCTATGTATATGAAAGAGGTCTAATATTAGACGAATTAGAAAGAATTGGAAATATAGTACAAGGTCAAGCATTATTTACCGGTACAGATACACCAACAGGTGTTACCGGAGATATATGGTTTGACGGAAATTAAAGGAGAAATAAAATGACAAAATTAGAATTAGAAAAAAGAGTTGCAGAACTCGAAGAAAAATTAAGCAAGGTTCCAAGTACTAACGAGTTAAAGGATAGAATAAATAATTACGCAGCAAGAGAAAAACAAATGATACAAGAAAACTTTGACCACAGAAGAAAATTTGAAACTGCGCAAAAAACAATTGATTCAGGTAGAAAAGAATACGAAAGGCTATCTTCTAAATATAATGAATTAGCAGCTTTGTTTGACCAAGTATTGTCAGCAAACAGTGATATTTTAGAAACAAATAAATTATTTTTAAGAAATGCACTTCGTACTCAAGAACTACTAAATATAAAAATAACTACCTTTAATGGTGGAGAAGGAGAAAAATAATGATTATTAAAAAATGGTCGGGCTCGGCTTGGGTCGCTCAGTATCCAAAAACAACCGGTCAACAAGTTTTTACATCTAACGGTTCAACAGCGTTATTTGACAGCAACAATAAATTGATTGCTAGTTATTTACCAGATTCCGTTATAGGTGGTATGAACTTTGCCGGTACAGTAGATTTATCGACAGCTAAAGACGGAGATGATTTATTTGCGTTATCTGCTGCTTCAGGTAAAATGGTTCAATCAGGTGACTACTTAATTGTAACCGCAGGTGGTAACATTACAAGTGGCGCTAGCACATTTACTTTAGCAGTACAAGCACCAGGAGATGAAGGCGATAGTTCACTCCCAGTAACACTAGAAGCTGGAGACTGGATGGTATTAACTGAAATTGATACATCCACAGACCCAGATACATATAAAGTAGCAATAATAAACAACACATATAGAAGTGCTTCAACAGGTTCCGCAGGTATCGTAGAGCTTGCAACAAACTCAGAAGCAGCAGGTTCAAGTACTTCACTTGCAGTCACTCCTGCAGGTTTATCAAGTGTTCTTAGTGGATATTCAACAACATCACATACACATACTTTAGCAAATGGTGCAACAGATGTTACAGCGTCAGCTGCAGAACTTAATGTGTTAGATGGTATTACAGCAAACACTACAGAACTTAACAAATTAGATGGTTATTTAGGTGGTGTTACAGAACTTAACTATCTTGACTCACTACACGCAACAGGTGTTACAGCTACAGAGTTTGATTACTTAGATGGTGTAACAAGTAATATTCAAACACAATTAGGAACAAAACAAGGAACAATCACAGGTGCAGCAACTACAGTTACTGGTTCTAACTTAACAGCATCTCGTGCGTTAGTATCAAACAGTTCAGGTAAGATAGCTGTAAGTAATATAACTAGTGCAGAACTTGATTTACTCGATGGATTAACAAGTAATGTACAAACACAGTTAGATGGAAAACAAGCAACTATTACAGGTGCGGCAACAACTATTGACACTGAAAACTTAACAGCATCAAAAGCATTAGTATCAAACAGCTCAGGTAAAGTTGCGGTACTATCTACAGTTAGTACAACTGAGTTAGGTTACTTAAATGGTGTGACCTCAGCAATACAAACACAATTAGATGGCAAAGAAGGTTCAAGAAGTTATGGCAATGGTCTTTATCTATCAGGTTCTACAGTTCACGCAGGAGCAGGCGTAGGTATTAGTACAGATGCAACCTATGTTAAAATGACTTATCCAATTGCAATTGATGCAGATGGAGGAAGTAATCCAACAGGTGGAAATGATTATAGAGTAACAGACGGAGCGTTATGGTTTGACCTCAGCTAAAAGGAGGCTAGCAATATGAAAGTTAAAAAATGGTCGGGGTCTGCTTGGGTTCAAGAGTACCCCGAAGTAGATGTAAGTGCTATCGTAGCAACAGGTACACCGAGTTCCTCAACCTTTTTACGAGGCGATGGAGCTTGGGCTACTCCTGCTGATGACAACACGCAGTTAACTACTGAGCAGGTACAAGACATTGTAGGAGCAATGGTTAGCAGTAACAGTGAATCAGGTATTTCAGTTACTTATCAAGATGGTGATGGTACTTTAGATTTTAATGTTAGTGACCCAACAATTACTTTAACAGGTGCAGTCACAGGGTCAGCTACAATGACAAACTTAGGTAATGTGTCTATAACAACAACAGCAACATCAGACCCAACGCTAACGCTATCGGGCGATGCTTCAGGTTCGGCAACCTTTACAAACTTAGGTAATGCAACATTGTCAGTAACAGTAGCAGATGATTCACACAATCATACCATTGCAAATGTAGATAACTTACAATCTAGTTTGGATGGTAAATTAGGTTCAACAGCGGCAGCGGCAGCTTTGACATATGTCACATCTTGCCCAACATCCGCAAACTCAACAGGTCTAAAAGTCTATATAGGCTCGACAGACTGTTCATCAAAATACAGTGGTTGGCTATATATAGTCACATAAAGGGAGGTCTATTATGTCAACATATTTAGAAAGTTTTGAATCAAGTTTTGGCTCTTGGACCAATATTACTCAATTTAGTACAACAGGCTGGGCAAGGCGAAGTGGAGGCACTCCATCAGGTAGTACAGGGCCAAGTTCAGCATATAGTGGTTCTCATTACATTTATGTAGAAACATCAAGTGGTAGTTCGTATAGTTCTGGTAACACAGATATTATACAATATAACTTACCCAGTGGTGAAACAGAAGGAACTGTTGATTTTTACACACATCAATACGGAATCGAGCAAGGAACGCTGTATTTAGAAGCATACACAGGTAGTTCGTGGACAAGTATTTGGAGTAGCACAGGTAACCAAGGTAATCAATGGAATACTGAAACTGCGACTTTTACAGGAGCCACAGCTTTGCGGTTTAGAAATGTAGCAGCCGGAGGATACCGAGGAGATGTCGCATTAGACTATATTGAAGTAAGTTCTTCAGCTCCAGCAACTGGAACAAACAATTTATATTGGGGAACAGCACAGCCAAGTAAAGTATATTTTGGTAGCACAGAAGTAGATAAAGTATATTGGGCTTCAACAGTTGTTTACGCAGCAGGGCAAGCACAAACAGCAGACCCAAGTATATCCGCAGGTATTTATATGGTTAACCAGTGGCAAATACAAGTTACAAACAATGATAACAACTCAGCGGTAATTATGGCAGAAGAAAGTGACTCTACACCAGATGTAAATAGAGGTACGATAGCAAGTGGTTCAAGTGTTACAGTAACAAGTTCACAACCATCATTCGCAACATTTACAATGTATGCAACCGCACAAGCAAGTGGTGAGACTATATCAAATGTTGTATCAAGGACAATAACATAGGAGGAAAGTATGAAAAAATTAGATGTTATCAATCAAATAAAAGAGTTAGGTTCTGATAGAGGTATTATTTTTACTGAATTGCTTGACGATGGTAGAAAGAACGAAAGAACGATACAAGGTAGTAAAGAAAATCTTGTTAAAATATTAGAAGACAACTTTGACGAGGATTTACACGGACACTTTGGAGACGAAGTGTGGACAACAATAAAGGCAATGGGTTATTATGTTATAACCACAACAGAAGTATAGGAGGTATAAAATGAAGTTTATACTAAAAGAAGGTCACATACATATAGTAAATAACAGCGGTCTTGCTAACAATAGTATAGAGGCCTCTGTAATCAAAGAGCATATTGAGGACTTTGAGAATAAAAAATTTGAATATTCTGTTAACGGGTCTAAGTTTAAAAGCTTTGAAGACAACATTGTTATAGGTGTAAATGAGTTAAAAAAAGCACATATTGACCTCGTTATCACAGCAACAGGAAGTGAAGGTGTTGAACGATTTACAGTAGACCGTTTACCACTAACATACGCAGTTGTATTTGGGAAAAGCATTGACGAAGCTTACCCAGAAAAAATACATCAATTAGAAGCAAAAATTGATGAAACAAGAACACTTATCGGCAAAGTGTTAGATTATGTCGAAGAAATCGAGAAGAAAGGACGGTTGTTATAATGCCACAAGGAAAAGGAACATACGGTAGCCAAGTAGGGAGACCAAAGAAAAAGATTACAAAACCAAAGGGTGGAATGAAGAAACCTATGATGAAGGGTAAAAACCCTGCAGCGGGTGGACCAGATTACTTCAGCAAGATGAAGAAAATGAGAGGTATGAAATAATGCAAGAGTTATTAAATTATTTAGAGAATAGCACATTAGTCGCAAATATTATTTCATTTGTTGTTTTAGGTTTAGCAGGTGTCCTCGTACGCTCAATAATTAAAGGCGTCGGCGCATTGGCTGAAGACAGAGCAGCACTTGAAAAACACGCGAACTTAGCTGTTCAACTTCGTGCGATTGCAACAATAACATTTCAATCAACATTGTTATATAAAAATGCAGTCATTAACTCAAACTTATCACCAGAAGCAAAAGAGCAAGCATTAGAAGTTTTTGAAGAGGTGAAGAAAGCATATGAAGAGTTATTACCGAAGTTAGAGGGTGAGGAAGAAAAACCTGCACCAGTCAAAGCATTAGTACAAGAGTTAGAAAAAGTTGGAGAAGACGCTATATCTAAACTAAGAAGCCAACTTAAATAAAGGAGGAGCAAAATGAAAAGAAGAATACTATTATGGCTAGGCTACATAACCTTTTCTTTGCTTGTGCCTATATTTATTGTCAACATTAAGTTTCCATTTACAGATTTATTTGAGGGCAAGTCAACTTGGTATAAGATGAGTATTGGTTTAATCATTGTGTTTGCAATGATATTCTTCTTCTTTCGAAATCGCATTGTTGAATATGCAAAAACATTTAACCGTGTCGATTTATTAAGAGGTATTACAATGTGGCTCGTATATGTCATACCGTTTATACTTGCATTTATGTTACTTAAAATAACTGCAGGTTACACAGCAGAGTTTACATTTGTAGTCGGTTGGTGGGTTGTGTCTTATATGATAGGCGGAATCTTCCATACATTGATACATAAGCATAAAGTAGAAAAGTTTAAAGAGTGGGTGAATGAATAATGTGGAGAAAAATAGGGAGAGTAGCACCATATGTGTTACTGTATCTGTTCTCATTTGCAGTCGTAGGTTTATTTAACTTTGTATCTGCAGAGTTTAGAGCAGACATCATAACAAGTTCCGAGTTTTGGAACAAAACAATATCACAAAATTTGGCGAACTTAATTGTGTTCTCAACGACCATTAGTTTATTTAATAACAGAAATATGGAAGAGAACAAAGCTTACTTAGATTTAGATGCTACAGTAACCAAAGCGGTTCGCCAAGACATCCAATCTGATTTTGGTCAGTGGGTGTTTGGTAAAAATAAAATAGAAAAAAAGAGAGCATACACAGAACAAATAAAAGGTATAATCGCCAAAGAAGAAATAAAAGCAAAACCTGCAGATTTGAATGCGTGGTATAATGGCACACCTGCAGAGAAAAAGAAAAACAAATATTGCAAAAGAAGAAACAAGTTATTAAAACTAATTGATGAAAAGAGATTAGAAAGATTTATAATTTCGATGAAAGTCGACTATGACGAAATTAACCGTTCGTTTATTGAAAGTGGAGAAGCAAAAGAAACGAAGAAGCAAAATCAAAAACTTGCTGGACCTGGTAGAATTATCAAGGACAGTACGCCAAGATTTTTACTAGGATTTGGGTTTGTTTTATTTATTAACTCATTTATCTATACAGCAAATGTTGGTGATGTTGCATTTTGGTTTCAAGTGTTCTTCAGTTTAGTTATCTTACTTTATATGTTTATTATGGGTAGAAGCTATGCAGAAGATTATATGAAGAAAGTTTTGCTTGTAGATTTACAAACAAGATTTAATATAATTAGAGACTACCTTAGTGATAAGGTCAAGGAGGTAAGAAATGGCAACACCGAAAAGAGTTAAGAGAGAAGAAAGAGATTACGCAGATATTTATCAAGAAAATTTTGTCAGAAATAATGACCCTGCTGCATTAGGACAGGCTGCTTTTACTAGACAATTAAGCAGTGGTATCCAAAGAAATATGGGTCAAGAAAGATTGGCAGCAAATACGGCTATGCCTCCTGTTGTACCAGGTCTTTCTGGTGCAGGTGGTCAAGCTCAAGCAACTGGTATGCAACGCGCAATTATAGAGCAAGACGCATTGATAGCAAAAGAACGAAGAGAAGACGAACTTCGTAGAGGTGTAAGCGCAACACAAAGAGCAGGATATAGTCCTGTTGACACTGCACAAATGGCTATGGATAGAAGAGCAGGTGCTATGGCACGAGCAGAACAAGGAGATGGTATAGGTCTAGGAGGTATGCCTACTCTAGAAAGTTCTCAATTTGATGTACAAAGAAGAGAAGCTTTTACAAACCCTGTTCAAAGAGGTCCTGGTAGGTTTGGTGTCGACGAAAGGTTAGGTTCTTTAGCCGGTACTTATACAGGTGCTATTAGTCCTACCCAATCTGGTTACACTCAAGCTGACCCTGTTCCAAGACAAAGAGCGGCACAAGCAAGAGCAGAACAAGGAGATTATTTAGCAGGCAACACAATGCCTAGTATTGAAAAAGCGACAAATGCAGAAGAAGATGCTATCATAGCAGAAAGAAGAGCAGCAGAAGCAAGAAGAAAAGCAGCAGAAGCGAGAGCGGCACAAGGAGAAATGATTTTACCAGGAAACACACTACCTAGTTTAGAACAAATGACAGGCGACGCTTATACGGCTCCTACACCTGGTGAAGTAGATTACACAGGCGCAGGTCTACAACCAGATTACACAGGCGCAGGTCTACAGCCAGATGCACTGCAACGAGCTCGTGAAGAAGAAAAACAAGTGATAGCTGAAGAAGAAGAAAGAGACAGACTAAGAACAGAAGGCGGCGACACTACACCAGAACCTGTTGAAGGAGACGGTCAAACAGATAATGACGGAAATCAAATTACTTTAAGTGGTGCTTCAGCAAGTTATGATGCAGGAATTAGAGACGAAGAAACAAGATTAAATGAACAACTAGATGCAGAAGTAGAAGCGGTTCTTCAAAACTATAATCAAAGATACAATCAGTTTATGCAACTTGCTATTAACAGAGGTGCTGTAAGAGGTAATTTAGAACAACAAGGATTTACAGGCGGTATTGGTCAACAAATTCAAGACTACCTATCTACACAAGAAATGGTAGCTTTGGACGCACTAATGAGAGAAAGAGACCAAGCATTACAAGCAATTGAATTAGAAAGAGGTAATATACCTGACATAGCAAAAACAAATTACATACAAAGTTTACAGTTAGAAAGCGCAACATCTGAAGCAAGATTAGCGTTTAGTCAACAATTAAGTCAAAGAGTTTTAGATGGTTCGATGAGTCTAGCAGAAGCAAATGGCCTAGCACAAGAATATGGATTACAAGATGTGCAATCTGTATTCCAAACTGCAATAGAAGCCCAAATAGCAGCGGGAACAATGGATAAAGCTGGAGCGATAGCAGAACTAGAGCGATTAGGTTTAGATACTAGCTTTTTAGATGAACAGAAAACATACGAAAACTGGCAAATGAGTAATGAAGCAACACAATTAGAAAATCGTATGATGGCTGTTTTAAACAATATACCAGATTCTGATTGGGGAGAAAAAGTTGGAACAGTTATGGCAGGTGTTGCTGCTGGTTCTATCTTTCCAGGCCCAGGATGGATTATAGGCGGTATTGCTGGTTTATATGCTGCTTTTGAACAAGATGTTAATAAAGCTGATATGAGTAAAGTATCTAGCTCTTTAATGGCTTCTGATTTAATGATGAATGAAGGACCTGAAATTTGGAACGGAGATTTTAGTTCTCTTGAAATTACAAAACCTGCAGGACAAGCAACTTCAAATGCTGCTCAACAAGAATACCTTATTACAGTAGATGGAACACAATACAGTATGGAAGGCGCAGATATAATGGCTTTAGCTGTTGCTTTAAAAGCAGGTAGTTATAGTAAAACACAATATAAAGCTTTATTTAACACAGCAAAGACAATATTTAATAATATGCCTGCAGACCCAGGTGGAGCTTTTGATTCAGTAACCGGTGGTCGTTATTCAACTATTAAGAAAATTTACGATAAAACATTTTAAAAAGGAGGTAGCTTATGCAACCAAATGAACCTAAGTTCAAACTGCCAGAGTTTAACACAAAACAAAGCACCTACACTCCTCGCTTTACATCTACATTAACAGGAGGGTTGTTTCGACAATCGACACAACCTTCTTTACCTACGGAACAAAAGAGAGATTTATTTGGAAGACCTATACAACCTCAAGCAGCTCCAACAGAAACAGAAGCAAGAATAGCTGCTTTACAAAAACAAGTAGATAATTTAACAAAAAGGTTAACAGAATCAGAAGGTGAAAAAGGTGACGGCAGAAATTGGTTTGAAAAAATGGTTAACCTTCCTGCAGGACAAGTGTGGTGGATGGATGCGTTTGACCTTATCGATAGACCCGTTCGTGCTATTAAAGAAGGTTTGTCTGACCAAAGTGTTGCAACTGCTTGGGAAGCCTTTAAAGGAAATAGACCAGGTCCTTTTGAAGAGGGTTACTTAGAAGGTTCTCAGTTTCTTGTTAACATAGGTGTTATACCAGAAGCGACTTTGAGAAATGCAAGTGCTGAACAAAAACTTATATTAGATATTGGTGTTGATATTTTTGCAGACCCATTGACATATACAGGACCTATAAGAATATTAAAACAACTTGGAATATTAAGTGATTCTAAAATTGTATCAAAACTTGATGATGTCATTGTTCAAGCAAGAAAAGCAGGTTTAATTGAGTTAACAGATGATGCAATAAAGGCAGCCGCTAAAAAAGGTACAGACGATGCTATAGAAGTATTGGTCAGAGGCGGTATGTCTAGAGAAGCTGCTGTAGAACTTGTAAAAAAACCATTAAATGAATGGGGTACAGTTGCAAGAAAAGCGTATGATGATGCTTTAGAAGCAGCAGGTATATACAATAATAAACAATTTAAAGATATATTAACTGAACTTAACCAAGCAATTGACCCAGTAACAGGACGAATTATAAATACAAAAACAGTAGGAAAGACAACTAGAAAGTTAAGTCGTATTATAGACAGAATTTCAAAAAGAATAAAAAATGTTCTTGGTGGGTTTGGAGACGACCTTGTTGAAGCAGCTGCTAAAGGCGGAGATGAAGCCCTACAAGCTTTAGATGACGCATTAGTAAGAATAGATTTAGAAAGAGCTCCTTTGTTAGGTCAAAGAGGTAGAACAGCTGCACAAACAAGAAGATTCCAAGACTTAACAGAAGCAAGAAAATATTTAATCAAACAAAGAAAATCTATGACAAAAATGCTATCAGACGAAGGTGTTCAAACTTTTGCTGATTTGTTAAAAAAATTACCAGGTGAAGAAGCTGAGATATTAGCTGCAAAAAAACTTCGTGAGTTAATGCAAAGTAAACTAGACAGAGATTTATCAGATAATATTTTTGTAGTACAAAGAAAAGTAAAAGATACTGGTGTAGATTTAGAAATATATCTTAGAAAAGTAGATGAAAACGGTACTGAGACTTTTGTCAAGTTACAAGGTAGAAATGGTAAACCGTTTGTTTTTGAGGTTAAAAACGGAAAGAGATTTGCGCTAACACCACATTCATTAACACCTGTTAATTACGATTATATAAATGGATTAAAAGACAGAATTAACACATTAAAACAAAAAGCAACAAAAACAGCTTCTGAAGTAGAAAAGTTAGCAGATTTACAAGAAGAAGTTCTTGAGCTTGAAACAATACTTAGACAATCCGAAGGTGTTCCTGGTTTTATTATTAACAGAACAAAAAGAAAAGAGATTATTAGAAGAATAGGACAAGAACAATATAACAAGTTGGAAAGACAGTTTCAAAAAATTATTCGTGACGGTGTAGACAATGGTTACACAATAAGTCAGTATTTTGACAAGTTACAAGAATTTTATAGAGCAGTTGACGATTTAGATGCAGCAAAAAATTATGCTAAAGGTAGCAATGGTAAATTAACTGCAGCTGCAAGAAAACAAAGAAACAAAGATATTTTACAATTAAGAGACAGAATATACGCAGATTTTCGTATTGAGGGTACAAGACGATTTAAAATGACACCTAACATTTACGAAAAAGGAACTTTAGGAGAAGATTACGCAAAAGAACTTTTAGGTTTATTAGAAGAAGGTACAAAAGACGCATATGGTGTGATTGTTAAAAATGCTCAAGGTGTCGAAGAACTTGTTATACTAAGTCCAGATGAATTTTTTAAGAAGATAAAATTTAAAAATATAATGATTTCAAATACTGCAAGGTCATCAGGTGCAAAACAATCTTTTTTTAGAGCGTATTATGGTTTAGATGTTCCTGAACTTCAGTTAGATGAATTTGTAAAACGAAATGATTGGCTGCCTAGAGAGTTTGAAACTGTAGAAGCAGTCACTGAAAAAGTATTAAAACAAGAAAAAGTTATAAAAGAAGGTATTGCAGTAAAAATGCTAAACTATGTAGAAAGAGCAGGCATTCCTTTAGTATCTCCTACTGTAGGTTTAATAAAAAAAGGTGTTGAAGCACTCTCATTTTTGTTTGATGCTAAAGCAGGATTGACAGATGAACTAGCAGAGTTTTTATCTAAAGTTCCTGCAGAGGATATACAAGCAGCTAGAGTTTCTGTAGCAAAAGTAGATAGCATTACAAATGATATTGTCGCTGCAACAAAAGGAAGATACGACCCAAAATTTGTTAAAGAAACTATCAACTTACTTATTGAGCAAGGTTGGGACGGAAGTGCTACATTACTTAGAAAAATGACTCTTGAAAACACTTGGCTTCGCTGGACACAACAATACGCAAGAGCAGGCCGTTCTCAGTTTGCAGCAATGGATGCACAAAAATTTACAGACTTTGTAGAACAGTGGAAAAGAATTTTAAGGCAAGAAGGTTATTCTGACGACTTTATTAAATTTACACAAAAAAATGTAGGGCAAACAAATGCGTATACAGCGGTTGAATTTGCTGAAGGAACTACAGTTAAAGAGTTAGAAGAGTTTGGAAAAAATTTAAGTGCAGTTAATAGAGATGTTGTTTTTGATTTAGGTAAGGGTAATCTTACTTCGGAACAGTTAGCACTTGCTAAAGAGTTTAACCCTCAAGTACAACAAATTATTGAAGAAACACTTTCTCAAAGAGAGTTGTTAAGACAACTAGGTTTTGAGTTTAAAGAAGGTATGTTAGGTACGGGTTCTTACTTTAGACACGCAATCAATCCTAAAATGTTAGCTTATTTAAAGAAAAATTCACAAGCAGCAAGTATCAAACAATTTTTAGATGCTGGTACAGACTTGCTTAAAGAGCGTTTATATATAGGTAGTGTTGCTGAAATAAACGCAGCCGTTAGAGATATGTTTGGTATTAACATTGATTTATTTTCTACAGATGTAACTTATAATTTTGCAGACCTTGTTCGTGTTGCGACTACAAAAAATGAAATGTCACAAGTTCTTGGTGCTATGTTAAAACAACAAGATGTTATTGGGCGTAGTTTGTTTGAAATAGTTAGCGAGCAAGACATAATTGCAAGAGGTTTAAAAGGTCAATTTAACATTTTAGGCGGTTCCTTCAAAGCAGAGTTTCCTAACTTATTTAAAAATATTAGTCCACAAACACAAGAAATGTTACTTAAATATTTTGCTGATAGTGGTTTAGGAGAAGCAGGAAGAGCAATCGCTATACAAAAATCAGCGTATGGTGTGCTTAAACGATTAGACAATGCTTATGTGCAATTACCTGAGTTTGTAAAAACTTTTGACCAGTATATGAAATTTTGGAAAACCTTTGCATTGATTACACCAGGTTATCATATGCGTAACTTCTTTGGTAACATTACTAACTCATTTATGGTAGGTATGAGTTTACCTGCTCAAGCACAGTATATGTTTAGAAGTTCTTGGGATTTTACAAGATACAAACGAGTAATGAGAATGTTAGAAAGAGGAGAAGATATAACAGGCCTTAATCAAAGTGTACTTGATGCGTTTCAGCGTGTTGACCAATACTATCGCTCAGGTGCATCTCAGTCACATAGAGGTGTTCGTGACTTAGAAATTATTAAAGAAGGTATGCGACAAATTAAAGGACAACGAAGAGGTCCTGTTAGAAAACTTGGTGATGCGATACTTAATATAAATTATAGTGCTGCAGAAGCAATGGATGATTACCAAAGATATTCATTATACCTATGGGCTTTTGATACTGCAGACAACAGTAAAGCCGTTAGAAGTGCTATAGATGTCGGAGCTTCAAAAAATCAAATTGAAATGTTAAAACGAAGAGAAGCGTATAAAAAGGTTTCTGAAGCACTCTTCGACTACTCACACTTGACAGCCTTTGAAAAGGAGTATATGAAGCGATTATTCCCCTTCTACACCTTCTTTAAGAACAACTTAATCTTACAAGCTAAGACTATATTTGAAAGACCAGGACAATACGCTAAGTTGTTCCGTTCGTACCGTTACTATACAGAATCAATGACAGGTATGGATGTTGAAGATTTACCAAACTATATGACAGATAACTTGTGGTTGCCAATGCCTTTCCAAGTTAAAAAAGATGACAAAGAAGCCATCGCTTGGTTACGAGCAAACTTACCACCGTCTGACTTTACAGAATTTGTAGAGAACCCTTTCCAGCGTGGTGTTGTATCTTTAACTGCTCCGATTAAAATGTTTATTGAATTAGGTACTGGTCGTGATTTATTTACAGGACAACAAATACGCGAGTTCCCAGGTCAAAAAAATGAATACCAAGGAGAAGGTTTCTTATCTAGTATGAGAGACCAAAAAGGAAGGTTTACTTTATCTACCGACCCTTACATTGCAAAATTTTTAAATGATATAGGTTTCCGTTCTATATTTAGTTACGGTACATCAGCTATTGATATATACGATTACACACAAGGAACACAAACAAGAGGTAATATGATACAAGCAGTTCTTGATTCGTTAGGTATAACTAGAGTACAAGAATTAGATAAGATAGAAATAGCTTCACTCTATCAAAACTTAGACAAGTTAAGAGATGCTAAAGATTTATATGAACAAGAAAATGAAGGAAAATTACCTTCGTTAGAAGACCTACAAAAAATAGCAAACGAACAAGACCCAACAGGTGGAGTGTTCGATAACTTATTTAACTAGGAGGTGCACTATGTGCAGATGTAAATATTGCGGCTGTGGTTGCAAGGGATAAAAAAAAGAGCCAATCGGCTCTTTTCTTTTTATGTTATATTACTTACTGCTTGATATAAGAACTGAGGTCCGTCATACCATCCTAAGACTAAGTGTAAGTCTACAGTTGCACCTTCTGCAAATGCTTTCAAGTGTTCTGCAGCTGCCTCTGACCCTGCTAATCTTGAGTCATAACGCACTGGGAAAGTTAACTCCCCAATAGTAAATGTGAATGTGAGGTTACCCCAGTTATCTTCAGATACTGCACTGATAGTTACCCCTGTAAATGTGAAGTAGTGTCCTTGTAAGTGTGACAAGTCACCAGATAAGTCTGCTGTGTTACCATCTATAACTGGTAAGTCTAACATTACTAAGTCTGCAATTTTAACTACACTAGTTGGTGACAATTGGTTCATACCTTTGTATCCGCCTCTTGTACCTTCTAGTTCAATAATGTCGCCAATTGCTAAGTCGCCAATAAACTCTGCACTTGCATCATATACGAAGATAGCTGCTTTGCCATCTGCGATAACAAATGTTTTGTGGTTAGTGATTGCAATGACTTTACCTACAACTGTCAAGAGTATTTCTGCTCCTTCTGGTGTATCTAATGCAACTTCAATACTTGTTGGTGCTGGTTCAGGCTTGAGTGTTTCAATGTATGCGTCAAGTCCTTCTTCATCCATCGGTAATAAGATTGTTTCGTCTGCAAGTTTACCTAAGATTGCTAGGTATTGCTCTTCTGTGAAGTTAGTGAACTTAAATGATTCGCCTAATGGTAAACCAACTGCTCCTTGTTTTGCACCTAATGTGACGGTTGCGCCACCTGCAAATGTTCCTTCTTTCCATTCAGTCAATGCTTGTTTTACAACAACGCCTAATGCTTTCATTGCTGATGATATAACTGTTTCTGATTGTGATGCTTGGTCAACATCAACACCAATAACTTTAGCTCCTTCGTGTTCTTCTGCTGCTGCCATTACTGAGTTACCAGCGCCGCCTGCTGCTGCGTGTATCACTTCAACACCTGCAGTATACCAAGATGCTGCTTTTGCTTTATGACTATCATCTGGTGCAAAACCACCTAGATATTCATAGTAAGTCATATCGAACTCAAAGTCATCAAGTCCTAATTCTTTTGCTGCATAGTATGCACCTGCAACATAGCCTTTACCAAAGCGTACAACTGCTGGTACAGCGATACCGCCCATAAATCCTAATTCTCTGTAGCCTTCCATAACTGCAGCATAACCTGCTAGGAATCCTGACTCTTGTTCTCTAAATAATATTGATTTTGTGTTTTCAGCTACTTCAAATGTTGTCCAGTCTCCTGGGTGTGGTACACCGTCAATGAGTACGAACTTAACATCTGGGTATTTAGTTTGTGCTGTGTAAATAGCTGGTTCGAATAAGAAACCTGGTGTTACAATTATTTCTGCTCCACCTACTACAGCCAAGTCGATTGCTGCAACATACGCATCGTCTGATACTTCTGTTGGTTTATAATATTTATATGATACTTCGTTTTCTAACGCCCACTCTTCGATACCTTCCCAAGTACCTTGGTTGAACGATTTATCATCGATGTCACCTGCGTCGGTAATCATCGCAATCTTAAATGTTTCTGCTTCTACGGTACAAGCTGTGATTGACACAACCCCGAAGATAGCGAGTACTGCTAATAAAAATTTCTTCATTGTTTTCTCCGTTCTATATATTAAGGGGGAGAGCAGGGAAAGGGAGGAAAACCTACTCTCATTTATATTGTTATCAAAAACCTACGATTATACAAGGTCTTCTTTAATTTTTACTCGAACTTCCTCCTGTTCGGCTGGTAGTTTATACTTTAGAACCTGTCTCTTGTACACACTACTTGGTCTTTTATATTTAGTAAAGTCTATTTCTGGATGGTCTTTTATCAATGCTCTTATGTCATATCCACCGTCACGCTCAAACTCTAGGTTCGAATAGTTGATATGGTCATCTTTATATTTACCCCACTTCTCTGCAAAATGTCCTTTGATACGGGCTTCTTCAATTTCAAGTTCGTTTATTTTTCTTTTTAATTTTCCCCAGTCGTGTAATAGTTCTATGTCTTCTTCAGCCATTGTAGCTTCGACATCCCCACGATTCTCTTTATGATTATAAAACTCGATATTGCTTACAAATCTATCTATTGTTATTGGGTCAGGTTCGATGTGATTGTCAAGACAATGCCAGTAATAGTCACAGGCAATAACCATATGTTCTATAAAGTTCTCGTCTCTCTTAATCTCAACATAACCTAAGTCCCAACCGTTTCTTAGATAGCATATGCGTGCTGTGTCCCAACCAATGATGTACATTGCAAACTGAACTTGTGGATAGTATTGTTCAAGGATATGTTTCTCTGCCATTTCTGTATTTTTGAACTCATACACTACCTTGTTTTTATGGTCTAGTGCATCGAACTCTATAGTAAAGTAATCTTTCTCATCGTGATGATAGCGATTCTTGTCAACTGTTAGTTCGGTGTCAAAGTATTTTTCTATGGCTTCTTTAATGATAGGCTCAAGTCTTGTACCCATCTCCATCTTCTGTATCGATGTCGGTGTGAATGATGCTTTCTTCTGTTTCGTGTCAAGCAACCATTGTTCTACAACATCTTTGAAGTGGCTTTTGTTTAGTATCGAAGCTATCTTTGAACTCGATACGGATGTTCTCTTTTTAGTTACCTCTTTCATTTACGCCTCACAAGCCGCACAGTCTTCTATCATAGCTTTCTTGCGTGATAACGCTTGAGCCTGACTCATACTGTACTGATAATATAATGATTTTAGTCCCATACCGTGCGCATACATATATAACGCATTGATTTCTCTCACTTCCATATCTGGCGGTATCATCAGATTAAGTGATTGTGCTTGGTCGATGTACTCTTGTCTTACTGACGCAAGGTCTATAAGAGTATACGGACTGATTTCAGCAAATGTCTTGAACACTGCTTTGATTTTGTTTTCTAAAAAATCTAAGTGTTGTACGGACCCGTCTGCGAGACGGATAGACTCCCATACTTCTGGTGTATCTTTACCTATAGATTGTAGGTGCTTTTTAAGATACGGGTTCTTTACGGTCATCTTAGTCTTAGATAAGTCTTTAACATAATAGTTAGAGAACTCAGGTTCTATTGACTGTGATACTTGACCTAAAATAGTGGACGATGATTTCGTTGGTGCGATAGCCATTAGCGTTGCGTTTCTACGACCGTAGCCTTTTAACACTTCTGGTTCACCAAACATCTGTGCTAATCTCACAGAGGCTGCGTATGTTTTCTCTTTGATTACTTTTGAAATCTCGAGATTTTTTGTAGCCGCGTCTCTGCTTTCAAACGAGAATAGATGTGATTGTAAAAATGAGTGCCAACCCAAGACCCCGAGACCGAGTGCTCGGTGTCGTTTAGCAAAATTATGCGCTCTTTCATAATACTTTTTCCCCTCTGTCTTCTTAATAAATTCTGTAACAACTGTGTCTAGGAACATTGTTAATGTCTCCACCGCATCTGTCTCCTTTATTTCATCCCAGTGCAACAAGTTGATGGATGACAGCACACAAGTAAAAGTCTCGTCCGGACTTGATGGTAGTGCAATCTCACTACACATATTACTTGCGTGGATAGTCATATCTTTATCCTTGTACACTTGTGGCTTATTGTTGTTTACATTATCTGCAAACAAAATGTAGGGATAGCCAACCTCGCTACGACGCTTTAACACTTTTGCCCATAATTTACGAGCAGGTTTGTCTCCGTTAACTACACGGTTGATGAACTCACTGGTTACGGTAATCCCTGTCGTTAGCCCTTGTATCGGGTTTCCCTCCGTACCGATGTCCAGAAACTCATCAGCGTCTGGGTGTTCAATAGGTAGGTAAGCACTAAAGTAACCACGACGCACATTGCCTTGCGATACCACATTGGCTAGTGTGTCAAACAGTTGCATAAAGTGTACCGAACCATTTGATTCACCACTTTTGTTTATCTTAGCTCCTCTCGGTCTTACATTGCCGAAGTAACCTGATGTACCTCCACCGTTCTTCATAAGCATACCGTTCTCGGCGTGCGAATAAAGGATGGACTCCATCGTGTCTTCGATATACGAACCGAAGCAAGATACAGGTAGTCCTCTGTCTAAGCCGTAGTTAGCCCAGACAGGTGAGGATAGTGAGAAATAACCTTTCCCCATATAGTTGTAAAACTTGTCAGCATACCCTTCTATACCCAGATACTCCTCCGCTTTTTCAGCAATCTGTCTAATACGACTTTCTGCTGTCACTCCCTCTAGCAAGTATCCGCGTGATAGAAAACGGCGCGACTCTTCATTTAGCCAATTGAATGCCATCTCTCACCTCTCAAAATAAATCATCTTCTGTAAACGACTTGGTCTTTTTGGAGTATGCAACCGAGCGTTTTACGAAGAAGTCTATATTCTTAGTACTTAATGTTTCTTCTACAAACCAGGCTGTCTTATCTAACAGTGCTTGATTTGTGTCAAACATTGGTTCAAGGCCTATTGCTTTCAGTGCCTTGTTAAATCTGTCTTTTACAAACTCTTTGACTATACGCTTAGGTAGAAACTCTAGTTCAGAGTCATTGTAAATCCAATCTACAATACCTATCTCAGCTTCATATGCTTCTTGTGTTGCTTCGTATAGCGAGCTTTGTAATTCTTTTGTCCACCACTCAGGGTGTTCTTTCTTCATTAAGTTTACAATTTCATAACCAAAACGAGCGTGAATATCTTCCTCTTTAGATGTCGCTTCTACGGCGTTAGAAATGCCTTTTAACGCGTTTTTATATTTGTTGAAGGACATCATTATAAGGAACTGTGAAAACAGCGATACGCCCTCAATAAACATTGAGAACAGTGCAACCTGATGGAACAAGTCCTGGTTGGTTGAATCTGGTCTGTTTAACAATCTATCCATTTTATCGAAATACTTGATTCGTCTCGCAATGGCTGGCTCATCTAATAACTTTTCAAACTCACCGTTCAAGCCTACAAGCTCTAGTAAGTTTGAGTATGCGTCAATGTGTCTCACTTCTGACTCAGCAAATGTCACACCCACTGCCTGGAACTCAGGCTTTGGAAAGTAATCATATAACTTTGACCAGAATGTTTTAACTGATACTTCTATTTGTGCAATGGCTAGCATTGCTTTCTTAATAATCGCTGCCTCTTCTGTAGAAAGGTTGACTTTTAAGTCTTGTATATCTGCAGAATAGTTAAACTCGGTGTGTACCCAGTATGAGTGCCTGATTGCATCTACATACTCAAGTACGGCCGGGTATTGATAAGGCTTCAAATTTAATCGTCTTGTAAATAAATCCATTTTTATACTCCTTCTCGTACCACCTTAGAAAATGTTTTAAGGCACTTCTTTCGTGGTCTTTGTATATTTTTTTATTGTGCCAATATCTTCCTTTTCTTTTTTCTAATATACCCTTTTCTACTAGAAACGATTCTTTTAGAAACGAAGTCTCTGTTGCTCTTTGCATTATAGTAGGTATGTCTAGTATATGTGCGTGCATTTGTATGATGCCAATCAACCTAGGTGTTTCCATATAAGAAAAACTTTGATTGACTGACGGATACAACAAGTAATCTTCTACCACTAATGCGTCAAGTCCTGGTTGTATAATATCTAAGTGTGCTGACCAAAACTCAAGTGCTGAATCATAATCTTTTGCATCTAGCGTACCTTTATCAAGTACGGCGTAACCTGTGTCGCTTGTACGGGCAAGAACATAACCTGTCTTCCCGTACCCGTTTACAAAATTACCCGAGGGGTCAAGCGATAATACAAGTTTTGTTTTTGAACTCTTCAATGTATACCTCCCCATTTATAATTCTTACTACAAAATGCTCATTTCTACTGCTTAATTTTTTTAAAGCATCTTTTATTTCATAATATGTTGCTAAACTCATCGTACATTCTCCTTCTCTGCCCAGTTTGTTTTTGTTTTTTCTACATCTGCTACGACCGGTATTGTCATCCAGTCGATGTCTTCCATAATTTTCTTGATAACAGGTATCAAAAACTCCTCACCGTTGTATATTTCAAACGACAACTCATCGTGTATGTTCATTTGAAAGCGTGATTTGTATGGTAATAACAGTTTATCTACCTCAAGTATCTTTGCTTTGAGCATATCAGCACAGGTTCCTTGTATAATATAGTTATATAATCGGTAAACAAATCGTTTGTTGTTTAGGTAATATCTACGACCGTAACGATTTTTTACAAAACCTCGTCTATGGTAGGTTTGTGTTACTAACTTTTGATAATCTAATATCTTTGGAAAAGCTTCGTAGTATCCTTTGTTTAGTTTCTCTGCGATGTTTCGTTCAAAACCAAACTGTTGTATAAGTGCATTGGTTGTTGCACCGTAGTTTTTTGCAAAGTTTGTTGACTTGCCTAAGAACCTCAAGTGTTTAAACTCATCACTCTTCGGGTCAACATCAGGGAATGCTTTAGAAGCAGTCGCACTGTGTAAGTCAACAGGACTCCAGACCGCATTATCTTCGTCTTGTAGCCATTGTTGTTTAAATATAAGGTCTTTGTCTTCTGCAGGGTTAAACTTCTTCCCTGTGTTTGTATGACAGTTAAATGGCATATATGCTCTGCACATATTTGTGTCGCCACCACTGATGTCATAAGTGTAGTTTGCTTGAACACGCAACTCTATCTGTGAATAGTCAAGATAGTATATGTGGTCGTAACCTTCTCCTGTTACAGTCACTGCGCGTCTTGGGTGAAACAGTTCTTCACCTTTGTCATTAGTCATTCCGTGTTTTGGAAACTGTTGGAAGTCAGAACTTACTCGTCCTGTGACTGCGGAGCTTTGGTTGATTTGTGTGTAGGCTCTTCCATCGTATTCGGATTTGTCGAGCAAGCGTAAAATGTATGCACTGTACCATTTTTCCAAGGTTCTAAGCTCTCTAATAATCTCAGCCGTAACTTTAGCGTCTCCTTGTGAAACTCCTGCAAGAGCTCTGTCATCACTGGACTGTAGCACCACTCCCCATCTATCTCTAAACAAATCTTTAATTCGCTTGTGCTGTCCAATCTTGATATGTTCGCCAGCAAGGCGCCCAAGTTCTTCGCGTTTATGTTTGATATACCTGCGAGTTTTATCTCTACTGGTTTCGATGTATTCTCTATCGACATTGATTCCTACACGCTCCATTCTGAATAGTGGTAATATCAAGTCACTTTCTAACTTAAATATATCACTTTGATTTTTTGCAATCAGCGAAGGATACATTTTCTTTGCTAGTTCTATGGTGATTTCTGTATCGTTCATTGCATATGATAGCATTGCATCTCGGTACACAGGGTCTTTGAACACGGTTTCGTATGTAGGTTCAGGGTTTTCTGCCACAAATTTTATGTATGTAGGTAAGAAATCACCTAAATCTTTTGCCTCAAATATCGTGTCACTCACAATATTGTCAAACCATTTCTTAGTTTTACCTGCTTCTTTCAACAAGCTCTTCAAATATGCTGTATTTGCCCTCTTAATCGCTGTCATACCTGTTTTTATTAGCTTCTCATCTTCATCTGCTTCGGCATACAAATAACGCTTTGCAAGCGATTTTAAGGCTATAGTCATAACCTCGTCTGTATCTAAAGAAAGTCGTGCGATTGTCATCGTGTCTGCTAAGTTGCTGTGTTTATATGTGATACCTATATTGGCTAACATATGTAAGTCAAACTTAACATTGTGACCTAATACAAACTCATAGTGTTTCATTTTGTCAAACAACTTTTGTATCTTATGCTTGTCTAATTTGTCAATGATTAGTGCATAACTTGACCCTGTAAATGTCAGGGTGATAAGGAAAGGTAAATCTTTTTTAAGATGAAGTCCGGTTGTCTCTGTGTCAAATGCCATCCAACCCTCGCCTCTGGCAACTTCATTTATCAAAGTATTTAACTTATCGTTAGTATCTACTATTACTCTTCTATACAATGCCACCACCCCTTTCAACTTTTACATTACGGTTGATACGGGACAGTCCGTTACGGAATCGTTCAGAAGGTATCAAGTTACCGCCAGACCATTTGAATAAGTATAGTCTTGACATTTCATTAAGTAAGATACTGAAGTCTTCGTTGTTCATACCTGATACATCTCGTAGTGTTGCACGGGTTACACCACTTGTCATTTCTAGGAAGTTAAACAAAGTTGAGTTTTTTGTATACAAGTCTTGTAAGTCCTTGAGTAGTGCGCTATCTACATCTGTATACTTTCTCTGTTCTTTTACAAATCTTTTTATTTTAAATACATCGTTGTCGTATAAACGAATGAGAAAGTCTTTAGCCCAATCTATATGTTCTTTAGTTACAATAATCTTTTCGTAGTCTTCTGTCGCTGATGCTAACATACCTGCAGAAGCTACTGCGATACGGGCTATCTTCATCCAAGCCTCCGTACCGAATATTTTTATATGTGTATTAAACTTCTTGTTTAGTTCTTGTGACACTTCCCATAGATACTCTTGTACCCTAGGTGCTACGATGATGTCATCAGGTTTTCTTGTCCAAATCCATCGTACTCTGTCACGATAATTCTCTATTGGTATTTTGTCGTAGTCAATATCTAGAAACGACGCATACTGTTCAGGTTCTGGTACGAGTGTGAAGAAATCATATCTTGCAATGTCTTCAGGACTATCAATAAGTTCTGTGATAATCTGAATGCCATTGGGGTATGCCTTCATTGACTTTGTGCCACCACCTGCTTGGTTCTTAGGATTTGATATTGTTAGCATTCTTAACTGACAAGGGACTCGTAAGTCACTGTCAACACGAACAATACGCACCTCATTTGAAGACCGAATATCAGTCATTGCCTTAATGAAAGCTGTATCTTTCATACTAGAAAACTCTTCGAGAACAACGAGGTTCTTGTGTTCTCTCGGTAGTAGACCGATTTTAGTTCTATGTGTTGCTTTGTTTGTACCACCTATTAGACCTGGAACGGTTGTTGTCCCTAAGTTAATTACACTACCTAAGTTATATATTTCCCTTTTAACTTTCGATGTTTTAGATTTTCCTGTACGCGTTGCACCGACCATAAACACATCAAGTGCACCTCGCATTTTTCTCTTACCAAGCTGTATGTCCATCGGTGTACTATAAACTAAATCTACTGTCTGACAAATGTCCTTGTTTGCTTCTGCACCGATATAACCTTTATCATATTCAAAAAGGTTATCCATCGCTTGTGTTACTGTCTCTCCCGCCTTCTGCTTAAACACAGATAATCTTTGCTTCACAGCTTCTGTTACTTTAAAATCTTCTAAGTCATTGTCAACACTGACAATACTTTTAGCTATCAAAACTAATTCTTGCTGTCGCAAAGGGTGTTGCACAGTTTTATATGTAATTTTATACTTATGCCCATTCTCTAACGGTTCAAATGTATATACATCTAACTCCGTTGGTGCGGCATTTTCATCGCTTAGGTTGTGGTTAAATACTGTAGATTTGTATACTGTCGCGTGGGACAGGTGTCTTATCTCTACATATTCTTCCTTTTGTGGTACTTTTAATAAATCTCTGATGTTCTTTTGTACTTGTATGTCCTTCAACCCACTATCCATCAAGTAGAGTATATCTTGGTTGTTTGTTTCATCGATAGTGTATATCGCATTGTAGTTAGCTGGTAGTTTATTGTATGATGGTTTTTCACCAACAGCTACCTTCTTAACCTCAATCACATTAGGTATACCAAATGTACTATTATAGGTTGCTGTGACCTGAACGGATGATGTTACATATCTATTACGGTATTGAGGTAAAGCAGCATACGCCAAGTTAATCTCGGGTATATCTTTCTTACGCTCTTTATGATACTCTTCCATAGACATTGGTTCAGTGTCTGCAAGCATAGTAACTAAATCTGTTTTTGTTTTCTGGTATTTCACAAGGTAGTCAAATAAGTCTTCGCCTTTTCCCTTGGCCACTTTATGATGTCCGAATACAAGATGTGGTGTTCCACCATTCTCATAAACAAACGAGCCAAGTTTTTTAGCACCATTGATTCCAGCATCGTCATTATCGTAGATGATAAATACTTTTTTACCTCTAAATGCGTAGCCATAATCTTTTGGTATGCGACCTTCACCGCCTGTGATACAGTATGCCTCAAAGCCTAAACTTCTTGCTATCGCCATATCTTTCTCGCCTGCGCAAATCAAGACGGTTTGTGTGTCTCTCATCTTTGCAACATCAGGGATAAAGTATCCAGCGTTCACTCCAAGTCTACTCTTTACCTTTGGTGTTTTGCTAGGTCTGTATTTACGAACATCCATCAGTGAGCCATAAACGAATACAGGGAAAGAAAGACCTTCTCCTTCAAATCCTAGTTGTAGCTCCTTGACTGTTTTTTGTGATATTCTTAATCTGTTTACTAAATTAACTGCGACTTTACTTTCTAGTAAAGCTGACCTAGCGACACTCCACCTGTCAGGTAGGGCATTGCTTTCTAAGTTTTTGATAAGTTTAATAGCTTGTGCATAGCTTATTGCTAATACTTTCTTAAAGAAACTTGGCTCACTATGCTGTTCACCACAAACTTTACAATGAAATACATTCTTCTCTACATTGATATGGGCTGAGGGTACAGTTTCGAAGTACTCGACATCGCCTGCGTGATGTGGGAACGGACAGTTGACCGCTACCTCATCATTTGTGTTGGCTCCGTCGAAGTCGACATCAGGAAAGTAATTTTCAAATAAAATCACTGACCCTCACCTCCATTATATAATCATATCTTCATCTACAATATCTGTGTATGGCTTCTCTCTTGTAGGGTAGAAACCTTTGACATCTACATAAGTCTTACCGTTGTACTCTCTGTGTGCTACGGTTACTTTCATAGACTTACCTGTCACTGCTTTCATATAGTCTTCGAACTTATCGAAGTCGGTACCTGATGGTATCCCTGCAGCTCTGGCAATGGTTGATAACTTCCAAGCAATGTTTGGGTTGGTATTTAGGTTTACCCACATTCTACGCCTTGCATACTTCTGCTCGATGTCATCTCTAACAATGAGTGTGAAGGAACCCTTCTCTTCATTATCTAATGTGTACTCTGATACATACACCTCGTAACTACCTTCTGGTAGTATCTCTGGCTTTGTTGACTTTTTAGTTTCAACATCTTTGATTCTAATTAACGGCATTATTTTTCCTCCATTTCTATTTCAACACCTTTAAAATGTTTTTCTTTTATTATCTCTATTAACTTTTTGACACCCTCAAACGGTATCTCCATTGTGTCCATACCTAACACCATTAAATCTTGCTCTGGTATTGAGGCTACAGCTTTTAACAACAACACTTTTTCTCTTGCTTCAGGTGGTCCGAACTCTCCTGTTCTACCTATAACTGTATGTGCATTGTACCTAGCTACTTGGTGTGATATAAGTGTATAGTATTTATTGTGTAGAAACTCGTTAACTACTCTAGGTTTTGGTGCTTTAGTTATGTTCTTTTTGTATGTTTTGATATTGCCATCTTTGTCAATACCTAACAACGCATAGAACACAGCTGGAGTCATCGTAAACCAACGGTTACTTCTGTTCTCAATATCATACACCATCAAGTCAAACTGTCCTGTCCAACTTTTACGATAGTAGAACTCGAAGCGTTTGTTGTTGTCTGTATAGTAGTGTGTCACACCGTATAGTCTTTTTAATCTACCCTTTCGGAACATTTGCTTCCTCCTTCAACTTACCAAGTACTTTCATTAACGAAGCCATTGGTAACTCTTTCCAATCTGTCAAGCCATACTTCTCGTTTGCCTGACTCTTCATATCTGCAAACCACGCTGGTTCGCCATCTTTAATTAGTGTGCCGATTGCAGCTAACAGTTTTTCTCTTGCTGCTGGGTCTTCGGTTACTAACTTAGTCGTGCCTACATTTGCATCAAGCATATCGTTCTCTACTATCTCAAGTGCGTTTAGATATAAATATCTCTTGAGGTATGTATGCACTGCACCTAAACTTTGGACGGGTGTTGTCCCTTTTACTTGTGCGGACGCTATTGGTGATGTAAACTGAACTGCGTTAGCTTCAGGGTTGTCTGTGTCTACAATGGTTAGCGTAGCCAAGTTATCTCTAATACTGAACACGCTGGTCATACCCAAGTCATCAAAGATATTATTGATGTGTGGTAGGATGTCTCCGAGTTCGAAGTACTTGAAACCTGCGAACTTATTATGTCCGCTCTTCTTTAGTTTCGTATTTTGTAAGGCAATACGAGCCTTTTGCAACTTCTGATATATCGTCATTTTTTACCTCCGCATCTTTATTATTTACAATATACCTAATTTTACGCCTAGATTATCAATATAAGTATTAACATATGAAATTATGTTTTGCTTATCTTTCAGTAGTTTGTTGATACCTACCTCGATAGACCCAGCGATTGTTAAGTCAATGATTTGTTTTGCTCCGTACTCTACATCTTTTCTTGTAGGTATGAAACGGTCAGCAGCCTGCTCGTTGTCTACTGGATTATACGAACGGTCTGCAAATATAATGGTGTCTGCTCTGTCAAGTGTAAACCCTACACCACCTGCTTTGATGTTTGCTAATAGTACTCTTGCTTCCTTGAATTGGAATCTGTCGATGTTTCTTTGCTTTTCTGCTTGTGTCTGTTCGCCAGTAAGAAGAACGGCATCATCGACCACATTAGCAAGGTTATTAAGAAAGGATGTAAAAGAACTAAATATAATAATGCTTCCAGTATTGTCATTGATAAACTCCTTTATAAATTCTACTTTAGGGCTTTTGCCATCTAAAGCTAGTAATGCAGGGTCAACACATATTTGTCTTAGTCTTGTTAGTTGTGCTAGTGCATTGGGTACACTCTTCTCTTCACCTTCAAGACCGTACACTAAATCTTTTAACACACGCTTATAATGTTTCTGTTGCTTGCTATCAAAGTCTAACTCTATTGTACGCTTCGTTACTTTTGGTATCCACTTCATTATATCTTTACGCTTTCTGTTGACAGATATATCATATAATAAATAAGTAAATTCATCAAACCTATCTTTTCTCAAGTTAAGAATTTGTTTACCAAAATGCCCATCCATTGTGCCGAAGTATCGTTCTATGAATTGCCAATAGCTTTTATACTTATCTGGTCTCAACAACTTTAAGATACCGTATACATCGGATGAGTGATTGACTGCAGGCGTACCTGTGAGTGCGTACACTGTCTCACAAAGTCTGCCAAGTGTAAGCAACGCTTTACTTTGTTTTGTTTTGTAATTACGCAGCCTATGCACCTCGTCTACAATGAGAACATCAATGTTTCTTGGTGTGAATCGTGTGCCTAAATCGGTACGAAGTGTCTCGTAACTGACGATAATAATACCATCAGAACCCTGGGAAATGGCTTCATAGAGCCGTTTTCTCTTTG